GACTCCTGAGTCTGGGACTGAAATTTTTAGTCCTTATGCTTATTCAGATACAGGTCTTACGTCTGGCTCTGGTACAGCATCAAACAGGACTATTATTAATGGAGGGTCTAATGGTGGTTCTGGGTTTCCAGTAGACCAGTTCTGGCATCAAAAAACATCTTCTAATAGCTCTTATGGATTCCATATATTTGATAGGATCAGAGGACAAGGACAGGCGTTACTTACAAAAAGTTATTCTGCGTCTCCCGCCGGAGACAGCGCTTCCAACGGTGGATTTGATTTTCAAGAGGGCGTGGATGTTGAGTACAACGGAGCGATGTATTACTTTAACTCAAATGCAGGAAATAGAAGCCACATCAGCTATGCTTTTAAAAGGGCAGCCAAAGCATTTGATATAGTAACTTATACAGGTAATGCAACAGCAGGACGAGGAGTTACGCACAACTTGCAAGCTGTCCCAGAAATGATGTTTGTAAAAGCGCACAGCACAAGCAATGAGGCTCACTGGGTTTATCATAAAACTACTGGCAACGCTGCAAGTCTTTTAGTTAGTGGAGATGGTAGCGGCTACGGCGGTTTCTGGAATAGTACCACTCCAAGTGCAGCTACCTTTACTGTAAGCGGCTCCGCAGCCGTTAATTCAGCCTCACATAACTATGTCGCATGGTTATGGGCAACACTAGATGGTGTTACAAAAGTAGGCTCCTATAGCGGCACAGGGTCTAATGTAGATGTAGACTGTGGTTTTAGTGCAGGAGCTAGATTTGTGCTTATAAAAAGGTCTAACGGCGATGGCGATTGGTACGTCTGGGATAGCGCAAGAGGGATTGTAACAGGTAATGATCCATACGTTATATTTGCAGGCGGCTCGGTAACTAATACAGACTATATAGACCCTTTATCAAGTGGCTTTACAGTAACATCATCTGCTCCTGCTGCGCTTAACGCCAGTGGCGGCACTTACATCTTCTTAGCAATAGCATAGGTGACATAATGGAATTTCGTATTCAATCAACTGGCGAGCTAAAAACTCAAGGCGAAGTCAGAAGAATGCACAGCAACACATCACTGCCACGAGTGTGGGACGCTAACGTCTGCTCAGCTCTTGGCATAGACCCTGTACTGGCAGCTCCTAAGCCCGAAGTGACAGGCTACACACAGGCTATCCGTAACGGTGCTACACAGGACGCTAACGGCAACTGGGTCACTGCGTGGTCAGTAGTGGATATGTTTGCCGACACGACAGAAGACGGCGTTACTACTACTAAGGCTGAGCATGAGGCGGCTTATCAAGCACAACTTGATGCAACGGCGGCGGCGGGTGTTAGAACTACCAGAGATGCTAAACTTGCTGAGACTGATTGGACAGCCCTTACTGATGTTACAATGGCGGCTGAGATGACTACCTACAGACAAGCTCTGAGGGATATAACAGACCACGCAAACTTCCCGAACCTGGAAGACTCTGACTGGCCGGTAGCACCTTAAGGAGCACACCATGCCGTTGACTCCCCTGGACATACCGGCGGGCATCTACCGCAATGGCACGGACCTTCAATCATCGAACAGGTGGCGTGATGCTAACCTGATTCGGTGGATTGACGGAACCATGCGACCTGTGGGTGGATGGCGTCTAAAGAGCGACAACGCTGCGGATAACGCTATCCGTGGCATGTTGACGTGGAAGGATAACTCTAACAGCCGTTACATTGCCGGTGGGTCGTACAGCTCTCTCTACGCCTGGAATCAGGGCGGTGTGCGTTACGACATCACGCCTGCCGGGTTTACTGCGGGCAGGGAAAGCGCGTCTGCTTTTACTGGCTACGGTGCAGCTAGCTACGGCTACGAGACCTACGGCACAGAGCGCCTAGACAATCAAACTATTCTTCCTGCTACTACCTGGTCGCTAGACAACTGGGGCGAGTACCTCGTCGGCTGCACTAGGGATGACGGTAAGGTCTACGAGTGGCAGCTAAACTCTGGAACACCTGCTGCGGTAGTGGCTAACGCACCCACAGGCAACATCGCACTAATGGTCTCTGAGGAGCGGTTCCTATTCTGCTTAGGTGCCGGTGGCAATCCTCGCTTGGTGCAATGGTCCGACAAGGAAGACAATACTACCTGGACGCCATCTGCTACCAACGAGGCGGGTGACCTAGAGCTACAGACTGCCGGTGAGATCATGTGCGGAACTCGAGTTCGTGGTCAGTCACTAATCCTGACTAACATCGATGCACACGTCGCAAGCTACCAGGGGCCTCCTTACGTCTACGGTATAGAGCGCGTTGGGACCTCTTGCGGGATAATCTCTCAGAAGGCAGTCGCTACAACTGACTTAGGTGCTATGTGGATGGGTCGCAGAGCATTCTTTAGCTACGCCGGTGGATCAGTATCCAAGGTGCAGTCTGACGTCTCTGACTACGTTTTCTCAGATATTAACGTCTCGCAGCAGTCTAAGGCATTCGCAGTGACGAACTCTCGCTACGGTGAGATCTGGTGGTTCTATCCGTCTGGTGCATCGAACGAGTGTGACCGCTATGTGGTCTACAACTTTGTAGAACAGACCTGGTCAATCGGGTCCCTAGCTAGAACCTCTGGAGTGGATCACGGCGCATTCCGTCACCCAATATGGGCAGACGCTGACGACAACAAGATCTACGAGCACGAGGTTGGATTATCCTACGGCAGCTTGTCACCTTTCGCCGAGAGCGGCCCTATCATGATCGGCACTGGAGACCAGATAGCCTCTGTGGTTGAGATGATCCCAGACGAGCGCACAGCCGGTGATGTTACAGCTACCTTTAAGACTAGGTTCTATCCCAATGACGTAGAGCGAGAGTACGGTCCTTACCCTATGTCTGCTCCTACTAGCCTGCGATTCACTGGAAGGCAGCTACGCATCCGTGTAGAGGGTGAGAGGCTCTCAGATTGGCGTGTAGGCATCAATCGCTTAGATATAGTGGCGGGAGGTAGGCGTTGAGTGAACAGCTCCCACAGCCCTCTGGTGGCGCTTGGCAGACGTGGGCTAATCGCCTGCTGCAACACCTGAGAAGAACTCGAAACTTGCTCGGTTACAAGATAAGCGACGAGCGGGCTACTGAGGACGGCCTGATCATGTGGGACACAACCTACCAGTGGCCTACTGTTTCAAAAAACGGAGTTTGGAGACAGATAGTCTTAGCGGACGGTGAGGCCAACTTTGTCAAAACGACTAGCGTCACCGCTGCTGCTGCTAATACTGCCTATCCAATCACGTTTGATACACCTGTAGGCAATCATGGTATTAGCCAGGGAACGCCTGCCTCTAGAATCGTGTTTGAGGAGGGTGGTCATTATTCGTTATCATTCAGCGCACAGATAGCATCTACCTCAAGCAGCACTGTTGATTTTTGGTTCTGGCCTGTGATTAACGGTGTAGTAATTGACGGCAGCTACTCTATCAAAACCAGTCTTCACCAGAACAATGCGACTACTGTGGTGTCTCGCACGTCAAACTTTGATATTACTGCTAGCGACTATCTAGAGGTGTACTGGGCTGTAAGTAGCACAAACGGATCTCTTGCGGTTCAGCCCGCTACGGCATTTGCACCGAGCACCCCTTCCGTAACTTTAGCTATAACGAGGCTGCATGGTTGACGAGTTTTTTAGATGCTCTAAGTGGATCGAGGACGCACTAGCCTATGGCGGCGGCACTCACGACCTACAGGACGTATTTGATGGTATACTTGAGGGGAAAATGCAGCTCTGGCCTGCAGAGCGCGGCTGTATTGTTACGGAGATAGCGATATTCCCAAGGAAGCGCGTTCTACATATATTCCTCGCAGGCGGGGAGCTAGACCAGATAACAGACATGCACGAGGACGTCACAGCGTGGGCCAAGTCACAGAACTGCAGCGCACTGACACTCTCGGGCAGACCGGGATGGAAGAAGGCGCTAGCACCGTTCGGGTGGTCGCCTACACTACTGACACTAAGTAAGGAAATTTGATATGAGCGGTGGAAAAGGCGGTTCAACTACAAGCAAAGTCGATATTCCACAATGGATGGAAGATGCGGCTAGGGCAAACCTTCAGCAAGGTAAGGAAGTAAGCCAGATTGGCTACACGCCCTACTACGGCCCAGACGTTGCGGCATTTAACCCAACTCAAGTAGCTAATATGCAAGCAACTAATGACTTCGCCTCAACTTTTGGCCTAGGTCCTGAAGTGGACGTTGCCGCATCACTGCCGCAGGCGACTACTTATGAGGGAGGCATACAAGGCCTGTCATCTGGTGGTTTGTACGATCAAGCTGTAGCAGAGCTTGCTGCGCGCCGTCCTGGTCAGGCTGCTCTTATTGATCAGCAGTTTATTGACCCTTACGGCACCGCTCAAGACGCCCAAGCCGTAAGAAATAATTCTCAAAATCCTGCTTATGACCCAGAATACGAAGAGTACAAGTATTTCATGGATCAGGGCCGACGTTACTAGGAGTAGGTTATGGCAGGCGCAACTGGCGGCGTACAAGCTGCACTGAATAGACGAAACCAAACACCTACTATGGGTCAGGCTAACACGCCTCAAATGGGGCAAGGTATGCAGCTGGGTGTGATGCCTCCACAGCGTTCTAACCCACGGCGTTCTGGCGGTTTGCCAAATCTAAATCAAGAAAATATTAATAGCGCCGTAAATCCTACTATGGTTCAGGCTAACACGCCTCAAGCTGTACAACAGTTTGGCAACCCTGTAGTAGATGGGGCAGGCAGTGCTGCTCAAACAATTATGAAGTCTGTCGGTCAAGCTGCTGCAGGTCAAGCGGCTGCAATGAACTACAACCCGATGAATATTCAAGCGGCTCAGATTGGCTCGCAAGGATATAACGCTGCTCAAGCAGGGGCTCAAACAGCAGGGTCTCAAGGCTACACGGCAGGCGGCTACACTGCGGCAGACGCAGCAGCTCAGCAAGCCGCATCTCAAAATGCAGCGACCTACACCGCAGGCTCACAAGGCTATAACGCAACCCAGGGAGCAGCACAACAGGCTGCTGTTTCACAAGCGGGTTCTCAAGGCTATAACGCAGCGCAGGCCGGTACGTCTGGATATGATGCTGCTCGAGCAGCCGCAGAGAGAGCAACAGGACAGGGGTACGGAGCAGCAACTGCTACCTCTCAGGGTTACGAAGCCCAACGAGCGGCAGCGGAGCGATCAGCAGCAGAGCGAGCCACAGCTCAGGGCTATAACGCTACAGCAGCAACCTCTCAAGGATACGAGGCTCAACGAGCAGCAGCGGAACGAGCAGCAGCAGAGCGAGCCACAGCGCAAGGTTACAACGCAGAGCGAGCAGCAGCAGAAAGGGCTACAGCTCAGGGTTATGATACTCAAAAAGCAGCGGCAGAAAGGGCGTCGGCTGAAGGCTATGGCGCAGAGCGTATTGCAGGCGTTGGTCCTGTCACAGCAGATCGTGTCACCGCAGGGCAACTAGCGGGAACTAATCTAGATCCTTACTTTAATCCCTACGAGAACCAGGTAGTACAGCAGTCTCTATCTGACCTCGAGCGTCAACGATTGATGCAACAGAATATAGGCGGTGCTCAGGCTCAGGCGGCGGGTGCTTTTGGTGGATCACGTCAGGGTATTGCAGAGGCAGAGACTAATCGAGCGTTTGCAGAGCAGGCAGCTCGTACAGCGTCTGGATTGCGCCAACAAGGCTTCACACAGGCACAGGCAGCAGCGCAGCAGGATATCGGAACACGCATGCAGGCGGGTCTAGCTAATCAAGCCACTGGCCTACAGGCAGCTACCACAACGGCTAACCTCGGTCAGCAGGCGCAAATGGCTAATCAAGCTGCAGGCAACCAAGCAGCTCAATTTGGCGCTCAAGCAAGAAACGTGGCGGGCCTACAAAACGCGCAGCTAGGCACTCAAACTAATCTTGCTAATATGGCAGCGGCAAACCAAGCGGCACAATTCGGAGCACAAGCCCAGAATGTTGCGGGCTTACAGAATGCTCAATTGGGCACACAGGCTAATATAGCGAATCAATCAGCGGCCAATCAGGCTTCTCAGTTTGGTGCTCAAGCACAAAACGTTGCAGGCCTGCAAAACGCTCAATTGGGAACTCAGGCAGCAATGCAGAATGCTCAATTAGGAACACAGGCTAGCCTTGCTAACCAATCTGCTCTTAATCAGGCATCGCAATTTGGCGCTCAGGCGCAGAATGTGGCCGCACTTCAAAACGCAGCGGCACAAAATCAAGCGGCACAGTTTGGTGCTCAAGCAGGCAACGTCGCCGGTTTGCAAAACGCTCAACTGGGCACCCAAGCTGCTATGCAAAATGCTCAGCTCGGCACTCAAGCTAATTTGGCAAATCAAAATGCTCTTAACCAAGCAACACAATTTGGTGCTGCTGCGTCTAATCAGGCTGCTTTGCAAAATGCTGCGTCTCAGAACGCTGCCTCACAGTTTGGTGCTCAGGCGCAGAACGTGGCAGGATTGCAGAATGCACAAATAGGCACTCAGGCTAATATAGCAAATCAAGCAGCGCAGAATGCAGCCTCACAATTTGGTGCAGCATCTTCTAACCAAGCAGCCTTAGCTAATACTGCCGCACAAAACGCTGCTAGCCAATTTGGCGCTCAAGCAGGTAACACTGCAACGCTTGCCAACACAGCAGCTCAAAATCAGGCAGCATTACAAGGTGCCCAACTTGGCACACAGGCCTCGTTACAGAATGCGGCTGCACAGAATGCTGCTAGTCAATTCGGTGCACAGGCAGGCAATGTCGCAACCCTAGCCAATACTGCAGCTCAAAACCAAGCGTCTCTACAGGGTGCTCAGTTAGGAACTCAGGCTAGCCTGCAGAACGCTCAGCTAGGCACTCAGGCCGCAATGCAGAACGCAGCACAGCAGAACGCAGCGGCTCAGTTCGGTGCTCAAGCGGGCAACGTGGCGTCTCAGTTCGGCGCACAGGCGGGCAACACTGCCGCACTGCAAAACGCTCAGCTAGGCACACAGACCAACATTGCAAACATGGGTGCTTTAAACCAAGCGGGTCAGTTCGGTGCAGCAGCATCTAATCAGGCAGCTATAGCAAACCAGAACGCCATGATGCAGGCGCAGCAGTCTAATCAGCAGGCCGGTATACAAGGCGCAGGATTACGACTTAACGCTGCCGGTAACTTAGCTCAGACAGGCAACCTCGGCTTCGGTATGGCTACTGATATAATGGACCGACAAGCTCAGGCAGGCCTACAGCAGCAGCTACAGCAGCAAGCACTAATTGAAGCAGCTAGGGCGCAGTACGGAGGCTACACAGGCTCGGCTCAGCAAGCACTGCAGACTCAGTTAGGCGCTTATGGTGGATCTCAGACTGGGCAGCAGACTCAGACCAATAGTAGGCAGCCAGGCCTGTTTGATTGGATGCAAACCGGCGCATCAATATTCGGATAAGGAGTAGATATGCCTAATATGCCTAGTTACGTTCAATCTCAAATGCAGCAGATACAGCCTTCGCAGTATCGGACAGCGCAAATGATGCCTCAGCAGCAGGTACAGTCTATGGCAACTATGCCACCTAGATCTGCTGAAGAAGAGGAAGAGCGTCGCATGCGAATGAAAATGTCCGGGCTAGATCCTGACAACATTGCCGACCGAATGAGGTTTATGGGGCAGAACATAAGCTCCCTTCCTGCTCGAGCTATGGAGATGCCAGGTAACGTCGCTCAGGGCGCAAAAGAGGCCGGTAGAGGCCTTTTAGACTTATTCAAGTAGAGAGAGAATCATGGCCGGTTTATTAGACGACTACAGAGAGTTAATGCGACAGCAGCAGGCAGGCTCGCAAGGTATGCAGCCTAATCTACCTAGCGCTATGGGTCAGATGCCTGATATGTCTGCGCTCAATCAAGCAGGCAACCTAGCTAGACTTAACCAAGCAGCCAACCAAGCACCTCCTCCGCAGCAACCTCGCAGCTTCGGTGATCGTGCTATGGGCATCCTTGGCGCTATAGGTGGCGGGATCAAGAAGCGTGTTCAGGACCCGAACTTTGCTGATCGTCTGGTAATTGGTTTGGGCGGCATGACCATGAACCCTAATCAGGCTCTCATGCAGCAGGCAGCGGCTAACATAGAACAGCGTCGCAAGACTGATCTATTAAGCGCAGAGGCCAACAAGACTATTGAATACCTGAGAAGCAAAGGCCGAGACGATCTTGCCCGCATGGTTGAGTCACAGCCGAGCACTGCAAGAGCTGTTCTAGAGGAATACCTAAAGGCTGAGATTCGCCCAGGCGCAGGCCTTAAGACTAGTGCGGTAATGACCGATCCTAATAGCGGAGAGCAGTATGTAGTAGCTACTGACCCTAACACTGGTGAGGTTACTAGGGTAAATGTTCCAGGCGCGACATCTCTAACTCCGCAACAAGAGCTAGAAATGGAATCAACTGCCGCTCTAAAAGAGCAAGATATACAAACCGCTATGAATGCAGGCTCTAAAGCGTTTGGTCAAGTAGAGGCGATTGATGGACAAATTGATAAGCTCTACACAGCTCTTGAGGCTGCTCGTGACGGCGCTCAGTCTGGAGTCATTAGACAATTTCTTCCATCGTTTGATGCAGCCACAGCTCAGTTAAGAGCGATGGGTAACGCTCTAGGCATTGATATTATCAACTCGGCTACATTCGGCGCTCTTAATTCTACAGAGCTGAGGTTGGCTTTATCCACAGGGCTTGATCTGAGTCTCTCTGGTAAGGAGCTAGAAGATCACATTGCAGAAAAAATCAGGGTGCAAACAAAGCTAAGGAACGCGCTCTACGACAAGTCTAGAGAGCTAACAACCGGAATTGGATACAGCGAATTCATCCAAAAGAATAGAGTAGTACCATTAGCGCCTCCTCCTGGCGTTGATCCTATTCTCTGGAGAGATATGTTGCCAGAAGAAAAACAGGCATACATGGAAGCATTAGGAGAAAATCAATAATGGCCGGTAAAACACCAGAAGAGATCCTCGCTGATGCTCAAAAGAGACTATCTGTATCAAATCAAAGCATTTACCCAGAAGGTCCTGGCTCTGTAGCTAGGCCTCCTGCACAGTCTCAGATGGGTCGCATGGGACTTCAGGGCATGACGTTTGGCTTTGGTGATGAGATCGAGGCAGCTATCAGGTCAATGGTTCCTGGCGGTGCTACCTACGAGGTAGAGAGAGACAAGATACGCCAAGAGCTAGCTCAGTACCAAGCAGAGAACCCTGGCAAAGCGATTACGATGGAGATTCTAGGATCTCTAGCAACCAACGCAGGGGCAGGCGTATTAAATAAGGTGCGAGGCGCTATCTCTAGTGGAAAGACCGTTCCTGCTATTCGTGACGTCGCCAAGGTTGGCGCTTTTGAGGGTGGTCTTTACGGACTAGGAACCTCTGAGGCAGAAGATCTTACCGGCATGGCTTTAGATACCGGCACAGGTACGCTGATTGGTGCTGCTGTTCCTGCGGGTCTAACAGGTGCAGTAAGAGCAGGTGGCGGCCTATTCCGTAGCGTTGCTGACTACGCTAGAGAGAAGTTCGGAAATCGCGCATCTAACGCCGTTCAAGCTGAGATAATGAGAATCATTGAGAAGACCGACAAGTCAGCCGACGAGGTAGTCCAAGACATAATTGACGGCAGAATATTGTCCGACAATAAGACTCTTTTACCTGTCCTTAAGAATTTTGTGGTAGAGGGTGGGCAGTCTGGCGCAGAGGTTCTAAGACGAGGAACTGCGCGAGCCCAAGAAACCGCTCAGCGGGCTCAGGGAGCTATGAGGGAGTCGCTAACGCCAGGCTTGGATGAGAACGTCATTCGTGGTATGCGTCAGGCAGACGATGTTCTAAAAGAGATGGAAAACCGAGCTTATAAAGAAGTGTTTGAGAATTCTGGAGACCTTACTGTCGACCTTTCTGATCAATTATTGTCCATCTATCAAAGATACCCTGAGATAGCTGAAAATGCTCAAAAGCTGTACAAACGTAGAAGAAACTTAGTTCCATTATTGTCCACTTCTGACAACGGTGCGGTAGTTTTTTCTCGTGCTCCAAATCTAGAAGATGCTGAATTAGCTTATCAAATGGTTAGAGATCTTGGCAGCTCTGAGTACAGAGCGGGCGCAGGCACAATGGGGGCTGCTGTTGTAGATGACGCTAAAATTTTAAAAAGCTCAATAGACTCATTCTCTCCAGATCTAGCAGGAGCAAGAATGGCTGCAAGCACTCGCAGGGGTATTAGCGAAACATTTGAAGAGGGTAAAAAGTCTTTAAATAAAAATGCTGATGAGGTTGTGTTGTTTGTTGAAGATCTTTCTAAAAGCCCAGAAAAGCTACAGGCTTACCGAGCAGGATTTATGTCTGCTATTAGAGATAAAGCTAGACGCCAGAAGACAACATTAGCAAAGCTAGCAGATGAAGAATCTCAATTTGGTCAATTACTTAGAATAATTCTTCCAGAGGAGGATATTGACCGTGTAGCTATGCAGTTAGATATTGCCGGGCAATCTCAGGAAATAGCATCTAAGCTACCTAATACGGCAGGCTCGCCAACTGAACCATTACGGAGAGAGCGGGCAGCATCTGGAATGAATGTCGGCTTAGAAGAAATGGGCAGGGCTGCTAATTTTGATCCTAGAGCTATTGTAGGCATGGTCTCTAAAATGATTGCTAAAGAGACACCGGGGCTAAGCGATGCGGAGCGGATGGGTGTGGTTAATATTCTTTATTCAGATAATCCATCTCTTGTTATGGATGCTCTAAACAATAAAGACGCACTTGATAGACTGATGGACATGATTTCTACCAGGATATCTCAAGTGGCTCCTGCTGCTAGGCGAGCAACAACTCAGCAGAGCGTAGGCTTACTAAGTGGAATTACAGGCGGTAATCAATGAAGCCAAAGCAACTTACAGATGACGAAATCGAGACCATTGTAGCTGACGCTATATCTGACGCAGTGGACTTTGTTGAGAGCGAGATTGCTCCTGAGCGAATTAAAGCTCAGCGCTACTTTGATGGCGAGACAGACCTAGGCTGGGAGAACGGACGCTCGAAGGTTGTTGCTACCAAGGTACGAGATATTGTCCGTGGCATCAAGCCAAGCCTAATGCGTATATTCTTGTCTAACGAAAAGCCTGTGGAGTACATCCCACAAGGACCGGAGGACGTCGCTAGCGCCGACCAAGCAACTGCATACATGCACTGGAAGTTTGGCGAGATAGGCGGTTACAAGGTCCTCAGTGACGTATTCCATGACGCGCTAGTAAAGAAGAACGGCGTAGCTAAAATCTACTGGGAAGACTATCAGCAGAGCGAAGTTCACACGTTCACAAACCTCTCAGACAACGAGTTCACCTACCTGGTAAGTGACGACAACGTAGAGGTACTGGAGCACTCCGAGACCATTGAGATCAATATTGATCAGATGGGTATGGAAATAGAAGAGAAGTATCACGACGTTAAGATTGCCTACTACACTGACAAGGGCAAGCTCTGCGTTGAGTCGGTGCCGCCAGAAGAGTTTTTCGTGGACCGTAACGCTCGCAGTCTAGACGACGCCTATGTGGTTGCTCACCGAGCAGAGATGCGTGTCGGTGACGTGGCGGCTATGGGCTTTGACTTTGACGAGATCTCAGAGCTGTCAGGAATATCTGAGACCGACACTCTGGTAGACGAGGAGGACTTCGCACGACGTGGTTACTCTCGTGACCGTGCAGAGGAAGACTACAACGATCCGTCTATGAAGGTGGTCTTGATCACTGAGGCCTATATGCGTGTAGACGTTGAGGGCAACGGTAAGCCGATCCTGCACAAGTTTGTGATGGGCGGTAACAGCTACAAGCTGCTAGATTTTATGCCATGCGATGAGGTTCCGTTTGCTGTGTTTGAGTGCGACCCAGAGCCTCACGCATTCTATGGCCGGTCTGTGGCCGATCTGATTATGGAAGACCAGGACGCTTCTACCTCAATGCTCAGAGGTGTTCTAGACAACGTAGCGCTGACCAACAACCCACGCACGGCTGTGGTTGAAGACATGGTTAACATGGACGACATGCTCAACAACGAGATTGGAGCCATTGTCAGAGTTAAGCAGGCAGGCGCCATCCAAGAGATGAGTGTGCCCTTTGTTGCAGGAACAACCCTGCCCGCTCTGCAGTACATGGACGCTCAGACAGAGCAGAAGACAGGCGTATCTAGGGCATCACTAGGACTAGACCCGGACGCTCTACAGAACGCAACAGCGACAGCCGTAGCGACTACCATGCAGGCAGGTGCCGGGCAGGTAGAGGTTATTGCTCGCAACTTCGCTGAGGGCGGCATGCGTGAGATGTTTAGGCTCATGCTAGAGCTAGTTATCAAGAACACCGACGCCGAAGAAATGATGCGCCTCAATGGTCAGTTTACGCCTATTGACCCTCGCGTCTGGAATAGCTCAATGGACCTCTCTGTAAACGTAGGACTAGGCACAGGAAGAGACGAGACCAAGGTTGCTGCGTTGAATCAAGCTCTAGGTATGCAGATGCAGATCTGGGAGTCATACGGTCAGCAGAATGGATTGGTTACGCTTACGCAGATTCGCAACACTCTAGGCGACATGCTGCAGCTCTCAGGTGTTCGTAACGTAGACCGCTACTTTGCGCCTATGACGCCAGAGATTGAGCAGATGCTGCAAGAGCGAGCAGAGGCCGCACAACAGGCTCAGGGTGAAGAGCAGACAGATCCTAACGCTGCCTACTTACAGGCTGAGCAAATGAAGGTGCAGGCTAAGCTGCAATCTGATCAGGCTAAGCTCCAGGCTGATTCGCAGTACAAGATGGCACAGTTACAATTTGAGGCTCAGCAGGCCGCAGCAAATGATGACCTGAAGCGTGACCAGATGGATCAGGACCTCCTTGTAGACGCTGCCAAGGTCTATGGGCAGTATGGGACCTCTGTAGACGTAGCTAGAGTCAAATCAGCACAGAACACGCCAAGGGGTGTATAATTGGACATAGTTCATAAGGCTGCTCGCGCTCGAAACCTACTCGCTGACGACACGTTCAAAAGCGTAATGGAAGAGCTAAGAGCAGACCAACTAAGCATTTTTGAGAACTCCGCATCTGCAGATGTGAACTCTCGAGAAGAAGCGCACTCTATATTGAGTGCATTAAAGAAGATCGAGTCTCGACTCCAAGCCTATATAACGGAAGAGAAGATTCTCGACAAACGTAAGTAACCCGAGGTATCAGGACCGTGGAAACGACTGACGATGTGGTAATGGACGGTAGCGTAGACTCCGTCGCCGATAATTTGATATTAAATGACCCGGCAGAAGTGCCAGAGGACGATGACCTGCAGGATGACCCTTCACAGGAATCCAACGACGCAGAGCCAGAGGAGCCTGGAGAGGATCTAGATGAGGATGACTCTGATGAGGATTCTGATCTGGATGAAGATGAAGCGGAAGAGGCTGAAGACGCCGGTTCACAGGAACTTTACACCGTCAAAGTAGATGGCGAGGAACGTGAAGTCACCCTAGAGGACCTCAAGCGGTCATACAGTGGTCAAGCTTACATCAGTAAGGGAATGAATGAGGCTGCTCAGCAAAAGAAAGAAGCTGAAGGGGTTTATCAGGCACTCCTAAACGAGAGGGCGCAAGCGTCAAACCTGTTATACCAACTGCAATCTGGACAGATCATGCAGGCCCCCATGCCACCTAGCCGGGAGTTATTTAATAACGACCCCATTGGGTACATGGAAGCCAAGATGAACTACGAGGATGCGGCTGCGGCATACAACAATCAGCAAGCTATGATTGGGCAGATGGAGCAATCGCAGAATTCCCAGATGGAGGCGGCAAGGCAGGTGTATCTGAAAGAGCAGATGCAGCATTTGGCCCAAGCCATACCTGAGTTCAGCGACGCCAAATCGGCAGCTAAACTAAAGGAAGACTTACTAGACTATGGTGCTCGAGTCGGATTTTCCGATTCAGAGATAGCCGAGGTAGTAGATCACCGCGCACTAGTGGTTTTGCAAAAAGCCATGAAATACGATCAGATCGTTAATGGTAAATCCAAAGCCGATCAGAAAGTCAAAGGTGCGAGACCGGTGGTTAAACCTGGGGCCAAGCGAACAGGTCGAACTGGCAAGGCAAAGGCTAGACAAAGTGCGGCTAATCGGATGACTAAAACTGGCAGCATCGACGATGTCGCCAAATTCTTATTAAGCTAACTACTTTAGGTGAACCATTATGGGCGTAACAGCTAACACTAACGAGACGTATGACGTCTCAACCATCCGAGAAGATTTGCAAGAAGCAATGATCTCGATCTCTCCAACTGACACACCAGTGATGTCTGCTATTGGCCGTCGCAACGTGGACAACACTTACTTCGAGTGGGGCGTAGTATCACTAGCAGCAGCTAGCACTGCAAACCGTGTAATCGAGGGCGAGTCTGCTCCAGGTAACGATGCACCAACTAACGCTGTCCGTCAGGGCAACTACACGCAGATCTCTGATAAGGTCGTAGAAGTGTCTGACACTGCCAACGCTGTAAACGGCGCAGGCGATGCACAGACTACTGCCAAGCAGATCGCTTACAAGCTGAAAGAGCTTAAGCGTGATATGGAGTCTATGCTCTGTGACAACGTAGCAGGTTCTGCCGGTGCGTCTGGCACAGCTCGTTCATCTGCGGGCCTCCCTGCGTTCCTCCGCACTAACGCTGATCGTGGAACTGGTGGTGCTGATGGTACTACTTCAGGTTCTGGCGATGCAGGCTACGTTGATGCAGCGGCAACTGACGGTACACAGCGAGCAATCACTGAGGCACTCCTAAAGAGCGTTATTGCTGATTGTTGGGATCAAGGCGCTGAGCCTTCAGTCGTAATCTGTGGATCTTCACAGAAGCAGACTATCTCTGCCTTTACTGGCAACGCTACACGCTTCAAAGAAGCAGAAGACAGCAAGCTGAACGCTGCAATCGACGTCTACATCTCAGACTTCGGTGAGCTACAGATTGTTCCTTCACGCTTCAGCCGCTCACGCGACGTTCTGGTCCTCGACCCTAACTACGCACGAGTAGCATACCTCAAGCCTACTTCACAGAAGCCTCTAGCGCGTACCGGCCATGCCGAGCGTCGCTTGAT